CTTAAGACTTCCATGATCAGGCAAATGATTAGGTGTATGATCTAACAACACATCACTGTCTCTAGTTACCAAAATATGTTTAAACTTGAGACTGATTGTTAGATTAACTAATGCCAAGTTAGCATTAAAGCTCATCCCTACTGTATCATCATGTAGTTTAAAGGGGGTAATACCCAACAAATAAGTTTTATACGGATTAATATTTAGGCTTAATCCACTCTCAACATTAGGGTTTGCTCTCAAGGCAGGATTTATTAAAGCTGAGATAGGAATCGGTAGATTATATATCTCTTTCATGGTACTACTATGAAAGCTCTGATCATCACCATAATAGGCAGCATCTTTTTGGAGGAGATGAATACTCATTGCCCCCCTATTAAGAATATCTGCATTATCTTTATAGAGCTTCCCGTGGTTACCATTGGTAAAAAAGTATTCCCAATCAGTTAATGTATTTTCACTTCCTGCCGCTCCCGCTGTGGTTAGATCTGATATATACTCATCCCAGTTTTTACCTGTGGGAGTTGTTAATCCTGGACCACACCATTGATCTGTAATAAGTCCACCTTCATCTCTTTGATCAAATCCAAAGGATACCTCAGTCAAGACTAAGTTTGGTGTAGTCTCATCAATAGTGGCATCAACATTCCAGTATTCTTGAAGAGGTGGGAGCATAAAAGGAATAACATATGGTTTATCAGTACCATTTGCTCTTGTCCAGTCAGATCCTACATAGGGAATATTGATATTTAATCTGAACGTACCATTCTGCTTTTCAGTCTGAGATACTATCATACCATCTGAGCCTACGGTATTAGCAGATGATAGGTTCTCTTTTATTACGTTTAAGCCATCATCCCAGATGTGTTGAGGTGATAGTTTAGTACCTCTAGCTAGTTTAAGTCTTTTATATTTACTCATTAATCCTCCACCTCTTCTAATACAGTAAGATTACAGTTCCACTCAAAAGCCTGAGAAGCCATTAGCCCTCTTACCAACACAGTAAACCTAACCCTACTATCTCTGGGAATAGGGATATTAAGATTCTTTTCTGTTATCCATATTCCCCAAGTTGAACCCCCTGGGTATGCAGGTTCCATATCTGTATATTGTCCACCTGTATAGTCATATGCACCATCTCTGTTATTTGTTGTATGCATTCTATTAAACATACATTTGGTATCAATATTCCTAATCTGGACTGCCATATTATTAAGCTCTCTTTGTTCTTTATTGAACTCATTATCAATACTAACTTGAGTACTTATATTTATTCCTGAGTTAGGGTCAGTCTTACTACCGCCTACACCATAGAGTTGTGCTCCAGAAAACTCTGCTCCTGTTTCAGCTAGATTGGTCTCAAGGTCGTTCATATCCTCAATAAACTTATTAGTATCTTTACATCTTAAGGTAGGATTATCCCATGGAATAGTTCCAAAAATATTACTTTTATAAGATCTAGGTTGAGCTGTATTCATTTGAAAATGAGCGTTGAGAGGCGCCCCTGCGGTACTATAGCCTGATGCATAATAAGAGATAGGATGTTCTTGATTTGCGACAACATTAAGTGCTGAAAGAATAACTGGTTTTTTAAAATAGTAAGAAAAGGTTACAGCCAACATCTTATTATTTTGAGGATGACTAATCATATCCACGGTAGCTCCAGTCTCCCAGTTATTATAACTGTATATACCATTGGCATCATCAATATCACCTGCAGCAGGATCTGCCGGATCCGTGAACTCTTGTTTACCATTTGTTGTTGCACGAGTAAAAGATTCAGAACCTAAAGCAGACACATTCTGTGAAAATCCTTTATGTCTATATTCATTATCATAAGTTTGGGGTGTAAGATTAGCGATTGACACGGGATAATGTTCATCTTCCCAGTTTCTAACAGCTAAGAAGGGAAAATAATGCTCATGAACATTAGTATTAACCTGAGGTCCTTGTCTAGATCTGTTATCATATGGATCTGTGTTAGATGGCTCAGTCTGAGATCTCCAATAAGATCTAGCTGGGGACCAGTGACTCACATAGTTAACAGGCATCCAACGACCATCAATAAAACCAGCAGGTACTTCATTATGATAATCAACTAGTTCATCTAGCGCTTTATCAATAGCAGATCCATCGATAGTTGTTCCGTCAGCAAACTGTTCTTTAACGATTTTTCTATTAGACATTATGTTGTTTCTCCAAATGTTCCTGTAATACCGGTGTGAGCAGAACCTGATTTATTCGAACAGCCGATGATGTAAGCTATTCCTGTATTGGTAACCACTCCACCCTTAAACAGACATCCAATGAAGTGAGCATTGCCTGATACAGTTATGTCTGCATTAAACACACAGTTATTAAATATGGTTGTTACCCTACCAGCAACGCTTGTTGTACCATTAATAAAAGCACCAAAGATCTTAGAGTCTGCATTAACTTGAATACTTTTAAAAATAACTTCTCCTAAACAGTTATAAGTAGTATTATTTTTAGTAACTACTATAGTAGGATAAGTACCATTACGAATAGTAACAACGTTATCAGATATTTTCTTGGCATATGCATCTGGGATTTCTCCATCTGTAATCTCACTGTAGGATACATTTTTTGTTTCTCTCTCATCTCTAGTTCTAAAATCAAACCAGTCTAAGGCTGATAGATCTTTTGTAACTAACTCACTCACTATTGTCCCTTCCTTCTACGTCCGCCCAATACTCTAACTGCAGCCTTAGCAGATTTAATGGCTAACTCCTCAGCTCTATTAAGCATATGACCAAAGAACATCCAACTGAACCAGTCTCCCCTAACAGAGTTTGAATCATTAATAGAGGCAAACTGTTTATCATCAATCAACACGGTACCATCTGGTGTACCTTTATCTCCCCAGACATTATCATCATTATTATAGGTCTTATACCCCATAACACTATTTGTATTTCTTATTTTGGTCCTAATACTATTTTGTTCTCCCGCTGGTAATAATGTCGAATGATCAATACCTTTTGTTTCTGAATAATCTACAACCTGAGAGTTCCATTGTCTGTTATCTGAGGATACAACAGTATTATAAGTCCTAGGCTTTAACTTTGATGGTGTTGAACCCCATCCATTAGAAATCTCAATGTCAGCAGTACCCTTAGACTTTACCTGTGCCCAGATACCTCTAGCCTTATATCTATTTGGATCATCAATACCTACCGGTGCAGAGGAATAAGCCCAAGTAACCCCTTGAGACTTCTGATATATATTTATATCCGGGTAAGCGAACATCGACTGATTAAAGACCCATGGCTGTGCATTGATATAGTTGGTTCCTGCAATCGGCGTAACATCATTAAAGTTATCATAAAACATAAAACCTTCAACATTATGGATACCCATTTTGCTAGTTGTATCTTGTGTTGTTGATTTAAAGGGAATATAGAACAAGAGCTGTTTTTTATCTTTGAGAAGAGGTAATGCACTGGCGTCAGTAGATGTTTGATTGCCTAAGGCTATATTGAGCTGGTTAGGAAAGTGCCTCATAGAATATCCGCTGACACCACCTACCACCTCCGCATCAGATTGATTCCAGCCTATGTGTATCAGGTTCTGTAAGATCATCGCCGAACTAGTGAATGTCATAGTAAATCCTGTATTACCAAATCCCATACCTGCACCCATTCGTTCCATTGGAGTTGGGAATATTAGATTAACTTTATTAGCTGTATTGACAGGCTCCCAGTTACTTCCATCCCATTCAAACTGAATCTGCATAGTAGTCGGTGGATACTCCCAAAAATCATAGTCGATCCAAGTCGCCGCCACCGGGTCATAGACGCTTTGGGGCATCTTAGCATATACAGGAACTAACACTGATGCAGTAGCCATGGCTTGACCATCAATCTCATAGCCAGGGGCTATTCGAATAGGTTCTCCAAAGTATAGGTCCCAAGTTAGATTGACATTAAGGTCTCCCTCTGCTGGGATTAAGCCAGTAAGATCTTGTTTTTCCCACTCACCTATGCCATAACGATAATCTTCATATTCAGCAGATCGATCAATAGCGCCCCCTCTTCCATAATGGGTAATATAATAAGAGCGAAACCGCTGTCGTCTCTTAGCATCTAGGTCATACTCCTCTGTTATAGCGTTCCAGGACCTTTGATAATCAAAACTTATTCTGTTTGTATCATCTAATCCGATTGCATACAAATCAGTGTTAGTTGCAACCAACTGTGCACAAGACATAAACTCTCTTACACCAACCTTAGGAACATCTTCCAGCCCTTCAGTTTCAAAATAAGCTGGGCTATCCCATGACCATAATGACCACTGCTTATTTTCTGATAGACATAAAGTTATTCTTTCATTTGGAATGGTTAAAAGAGTTATCTTTAAAGCATCATAATAACATATACTTGCAAAACTTGGATCATAGCTAGTTTGGATTCTAGGTTGAGGAGCAGTAGCAGAAGCCTCACCCGACTCCGTTAGATAGTGAGAAACAGGATTAGTTAAAAAACTATCCCAGAAGTTTTTGAGTCCATCTGAGATAGTTAAGATAGATAAGTCACCTCCGTTAGTGTGGACTCCATTTGCATCAGCCCACAAGACTGTGTTATGAAACTTAGTTATGACTCCTGCATTAGAACACCCCACTGACTCTGAGATTTTAGTTAGTCTGCCCTGGATAGGTAGAAATGTTTGGCTAGGCTGAAATACAAACGTTTCTTTTTCAGTAAATATAAGAAGATTACCATTGATTTCTTTGGCAGCAGTTAAAGGATACTGGCTTGGTATCAGCAACTGATTATCGATTACAATAGACTGGATCTTATTATTGTTATCAGAAAAATAGATACTATCATGTGACAAGTAAATGATTCTGCCATTAATAGAAGCAACAGATTTAATGGGCTGAGGAAAGAAATCTAGATAATCATACTGAGCAGAATACGAAAGGTTGGGGGATAACACCAACCTATTAATCAAACAGCTATCAGAATATATAGAAACAGTATCCAGTGTATTGATCGCTTTAGTTCTATTACCTCTAAAGCTAGTGGGCTTGTAATATAATACTCCCAACTCTTCATTAGCCATTAAAAGAATATCATTATTTTCAACAAAACTAATCGGATTACTTTTCCTGGAAGCTTTAGTAATAGGATTTGAATATGTACCCTGAGACTCATAATGCCCTCTTCTTAGAGGCAGTGTAACTTTATCTGCACCTGTACTATGAGTTAGCAGTTCTTCCCAGTGTTCATCGGTTGTAATATCATAAATATGTACTGTATACATATTCAACCGAGCCCCTTTATCTCCTTTAACTAATGTTACGTAACCTAAGGTTTCAAAGACTGATATGATCTGATCATGCCCAAAGTTTGTTCTCATTAAGTGAGAACCTAAATGTTTTTGAATACCCTCTGGAGTTTCATCTAGAGACTGTAATGGGGTAAGCTGAGTTAATGAAGAATCAAACTCTCCTAAGGTTCCAAATCCTTTACGAACATGCCAAGCTCCCTCTCTCCAGTACATATTCTGAACAAATGAGCTATTGGTAATAGTAAGGGCATTAATACCCTTATCAATCACTTCAGTTTCTTTGGATATAACAGCCATTAAATAAGTACCGTGCTGGAGTCATCCAACGGGTCCCAAGTAGAAGTAACAAACTGGGCTCCCTCAGTCAACCTCTGCTGTAAGTAATCTCTAAACTCTGTTTTTCTAGTATTAATCCTGGACATCAGTTGTTGATTAGAAGCTGCATCTATAATGGCATATTGGTCATATGCCATAAGGGCAATCAAATCGTGCCACTGTTGTAGATCATCATTAATAGGGAGGGATACAATAGCTCCTGTTACTAGGTCTAACCAAGACTGATCTGTTTGATTTACTGCAACAGCGCCAAGACCGGTACTAAGTCCAATCTCTTGTTCAAAGTTATACTTTATTAAAAATGTACCTGTCATATTACCTGAAAATGTAAGCCTAGTCCCCTGAAGCATTACCATTGGAGCCCCGGGATAAAATGTCGTATCTTTAGACATAACCTGAAACTTAGCCCTAGGCTGTAGTGTAGTAGGATCTGCCAAATAAACTGACAGTAACCTAGTCATTCTTCCTATAGACGTCCAATGAGTACTATTAGTTGTCATGTTAGGATTGGCACCCATAATAGATGGTGTTCCCAAAGCGGTTGCTGGATTACCATTAGGGAAGGGATCATCTGCCTGTGCTAAGTCATATTGAATCTGGTTAACAACCACAATGGGAGTAACTCTCTGAATGGTAGAGGGCGAATATTCATTAACCATGTTCCTAAACTCAGCATAACCTAACTTACAATATAACGCCACATCTGCTTCTGATAGAAATGAACTATCAGGTTCATCACAGTATCGTCTGAATAGGGTGGCAACTTCATCTGTTAACATTTACAGTCTCCCTTTATTGGACATTAACGCTTCTGATCCTCTAGCCAACTGTCTCTCCGCTCCTTCAAAACTACCAGCTAGTTTAGCCATCCCTAGATTGCCTTCTATCTGTTGAGCCTGAGCCTGTTTAGATTCTTGTGTTAATACAGCACCAATCTGATCCTTAGTCTGTTCAGGTGAAACATCTCTGGGGAATACCTTATCCATTGCTTGTTGTTCCTGTCCTTCTTGGGGAGGAAGTCCAGCAGATTCAATGGCTACATACACATCTCGGATATAATCTTGTGTTTCTTCTTTAAGAGAATAATAATCTGATTGTTTCATAAAACCACCAAAGACTTCCTTAAACACTGCCAAGTCATCAGTTCTAAATATTTCAATATCATATCCAAGCTTGGATGCATCCAGTAGTTCCTGAGCATGTGCCATTGATTCCATTCTCTGAACAACAAATCTATTACCTGTTTTATAGGATAGTTCTTTAAGTGCTTCCTCAGGAGGAAGTAGCTTCATCTCATAGAGTTCAAGGATCTTAGCATCCCTGTCTACTGCTTCTGACCTATATAAACTGCCAGTCTCAATAAAGATCTCAGGGTTATCATCTAGATCAGTATTCTTTAACTGTTTGAAAACTAACTTACCAACACCATCCATCATACGAATCATTCGATCTTCTTTATAATAGATCTTCATAAGACGAAGAACTGTTTGGGCTACCTTACCCACAGCTAGTTCCATAGCCAACTGAGATACACCCAGTTGACCCATATCTTGTCCTGAAAGGGCTTCAATAGCCTTACCTGAGGATATACCTACAGCTCTCTTACCTAAGCTTGTAGAGTGAATCCCTGATATATCCATCATCTCTGACTGAAGTCTAGAGATATTATCAAATACATGTCCAGGTAGGGGAGCAGCCGAGATTTGTTCTGGTTTTCCACCAGCTGGGGTATAAAATACCTTTTCTCCTGCTCTACCACTAATAGCCTGGGGATTAACACCACAAGTTTTAGGAATAAGCCACTTAGGGTTAGACATTAACTCAATATTTTGTAATACCTGGGCTCTAGACTTGTTATATAACCACTGAATATCTACCAGTGGTGAAAGAACTCCTATTCCCCACAGCTTTCCAGGTACCTCTGTATATTTTACAATCTCTATAGGAATATATCCTAATGGATTTTCACCTTGGTACAGATAAGTATCTCCTAGAAGAATAGCATGTTTACCATCTTGCCAATAAACTTCAAATACTTCCACTCTGTTAGCTGGAACACTAGCATATGTGGCTTCTCCAGGTCTTTTTGCAGGGTCTAGAGAATCATTAGCCTCATCAATAAACTTCTTATGTTCAGGAAAGGTCTTTTTAAGTTGCCATCGCTTAACATGTCTTCGAATAGCAATGAAATCTGATTCAGATGGCTTATCAACAAAGGGTTCAAAGACTAAATCATAGGGATTAATAACTTCTGTTTTAACTTCTCCATCATCTGGATCCAAATAAGAGTGTAATCCAATGGTACCGCAAGATAACAACCAAGCAAATGCTTCTGAGATTGTTTCTTTAACCGAATCTTTCATCCAGTAGTATTTTAGTGTAAGCTCAGATACTTGTGCCTTAACAATATCTTCAGTAGAAGCAGAAGCGGGAGTAACTGCAACTGAGGGATAAGTTGTCTGTAGTTTAGAAAGAAGATTTCTATAAATATTTAACAAAAGATTAACTGTAATCTTCCATTGAGTATTTGTTTTAGATGTATTGACATATCCTCTAGAGGTATTATCCCAAGTAACCCACTGCCTTCCCTCTAAAAATAACAATGTTAGATCCCATACCTTGGACTCTGTATTTTTTCTGTAGTCAGATGTTTGAATCTCTTTAATAAAAGATTCTGGGAAGTCTAGTTGTTCATCTTTCATATTTTATCCCTTAGCCTTAAGTGCAGCACCTTTCGGTGCCTTTGCAGTTAGTTTAAGGATCATATCTTGTTCTTCAACATCTAGTCCATCCATCCCTAACTCATCATACTTAGACATTAGGTCGGTAGCCTCGGCAGCCTCGGCAGCCTTACTAGCACCGATCGCTCCCTTACCTGTTCCATATAATGACGCTGCATTTGTTGCAACTGCCCCCATATCACCTTTCTCAAATCCCTCTACAGCCCCTGTAACACCACTCTTTACAGCAAGAGCGGTAGTTGGTTCACCAGTAAGTGCGAGGGTACCCGCTGCAGCGCCCCAGCCGATGATATCACCCCAAGCTGAAGCCTCCTCAGACTCAGGATTATTTTTGTCGATCAACACTTGTGCAGCGTCTGACCTAGTTTTTTCTGTGAAGGCACCACCTTTTTTATTACTTTTT